GTTAAGCGGTAAATCTTTCCAGCTTGTTTTATAAAACGAATCTGCATCAATTGAAAGCTTAATATTTCCATTCTCATTAAACTGCAGAGATTTACTAGTTAAAATAGAATTTCCTAGGCTACTTTCCCCGGCAACATCGATTAGTTTCTGCGCAACTTTGTATCCGCCTAATGTACTGATGATGCTTTCTAATACTGCCGACCCTATACCCGTAGGCAAATATGAAGTTGAATTGAACCCGTCATCATTCATTTTGACAGTTCCAGTGTAAAGATTATCGTCGCTATCTTTGTAATTTATGTTATGAATAAATTCCGCACCAGTAATGCTACCACTCTTCACATCACCAAGCTCGGCAGTGATAGCTGAAAGTTTACCCACACGCAATGCGTTGTAATCCAAAGGTAATTCTACCCAACTATTCCCGTTCCAAGTAAAAACACCAACAATTGTTTTAGTGTTTTCGTCTATTTTAAACCATGTGTCACCTTCGACTGGATCGCTTGGCTGAGTTTTATCAAAAACCGGTTTATGATTACTAACTGATTCAATCAATGCATTGTTCGCAACGGTAATCGCCTCTTCTATTTTTCCGTTAATTTCTGGATCTGCTTCCTTAATATCTAATGTTTGACTCACCCATTTTTCTCCATCCCACCTTCGCAAAACATTTGGTGTCACACTACTATCCATCCACAGTAAATCGGTGGTCGGGTTTAACGGTGCTTCACCAGCTACTATTGCATCGTTAATATCTGTTAATGTTATTTCCGCTGCTGCTCTAATTGTCATTATCCAACATCCTTTCTTCTGGCATAGCATAAATACGATTGTATCGTTTGCCCGCCTCTCCTTGCCCTAAATTTAGCTGCATCATTCGCTTGCCATTTGCATCAAGAAATGGATACGCTCCTTCGCATTCGTTAGTTGAACCTTGTGCAGGATAGTATTTTTTTTGAAAAACATGATGATAAACTAAACTATTATTAATCATATCCCAACACCAAACTTGATTTTTATCAGTGCCTGTAAAACTCCCTCCGGCTGACAAATACGCATATGGAAACATTACATGCATTCCTTGCAACGTATATAAAGTAGTTGTAAATCCACAGTCTTTTGTCCTAAATGTATATAAAGGAGCTATTTTCCCGGCTAATAAATCAGACTTTTTAAAAACATTAATACTTAAATTTGAAACGCCTGGACTCATAACTACATAGTCGCTTGTTTTATCGTATGTTACTCGGAAACCGTCAGGTGCTTCAAGTTTAAATGCCATCGACTCATCGTAAAACTGTTCTTTCAAAGGGACATATTTAAACATTGCTATCGCCTTCTCTGCTTGGGGCAATGGTGTTACATAATAAGACCAGATGTGCGCCTCACCAGACGAAGTGTCCACGCCAAACATAGTCCCATGTCCTCCGCCGAGAATCCACATCATATCGACGAAAGTACCATCAAGCGTAGTTCTATAAATATTGTATGATTGTTGTCCACCGACTTTACTTTTTTTACTTCCATAATATTCTTGCGACCAGTATATATAACCATTTTCCACGTCTATTTGCGCACATTGCATAACCGATAAATTTACTTCTATCCCAGCAGGGAATTCGCGTGGAAGTTCAGCATACATATAACTTTCTTCTTCATTAATCATTAATATGCTAGCTTCACTTCCTTGATTAACCGAACATCTAATAGTAGCATTGATAAAAACGTCTTCTCCAGATATATTAACAACATTACCTACGCCTAGCTGTGCGTCTTCCCACACTAAGTCGTGTGTACCGTCATTGTTTATCTTCTCCCAAATAAAATCACCACGCTCAATACTATTCGTTATGTTTGTTTTCCCATCATAAACTCTTGCAATAAGTTGTGTAGTGCCAGCATTGTTTTTAAAAGTAGAACCACTAGTGCTAAATAATTCTACTTTCCACGTCTTCGTTTCTTCTATTTGTTTTTTAGCTTCTTCAATTTGTGCTTGAAGTTCCCAAATAGCCAGCGGTGTGACGTTTTCCAATTCGATATAATCACCAAGTACAACCTTGTTTTTAGACGGATCACTAAAAGAAGTTGTCTTTTCTATGATTCTTGCAGATAAAGTTATATCCATGTCCAAGTCGACTACTCTTACTGTGTCTCCAAGTGTGACTTGGTGTGGTTCATAGCCTAACATCTCTGCTAGTAATATCACGTCTACCTCATACGTAGATAAAGGATGATTAACTTTTTCAAGCTCTAGTATCGCCCAATCTTTTAAAGCTTGCGCATTTGTTATTGTATCTTTTGTTATGACACCTTTTAAATATTCTCTGCCATCGTTATACAGCCAGTTCGCTTCATCATCATAAATGTAATTTAAACCATTATTAACTGATTTAATTGTCAAACCATCTTTACCAAGCGGTATAAGAGCAGTGTACATCGTTTTATCAGTTGTAATTCGTTTAAGACCTTGAATGTCTCTTGCGTACTCAAATCGTTTCGCAGTATTGTTGCCTCGCTCGTCAACTAAATCAAATTTATAATTAATGATTTGACCACCAAAGCTCTCTACGTAAGCATCAATTTCTGCTTTATATTCTGCAATAACTTGTTGTAATCCAGCTTGAGCTGTTATATTGTCTGCAAATTCAATAGTACGTATTTGTCCAACAAATTCTCTCTTACCAATTGACCATCCTGTCTGTTGTAAAATATATTCAAGCGCCATATCAGCTCTTATATCAGTTAGTAATTTATTTGATATAATAGTTGCATTTAAATCATAAATAAATGCATTTTCTGCTGTTGCTTTGATGTATCGTCCTTGCATATTTAACCCGTTTTCAGATTCATAAATACGAAATAATCGTAACTTAGCTTGTTCGTCTTCAAACAAAATATAATTACCTTCGTGAATATGTTCAGCCATTTCATGTTCTGCGGGGATGGTAACAGTGTATGTGTCATCAAAGTTTTCAAGCTTCTCATTTCTCTCATCATCCCAAAAAGGACACGAAAAAGGCATGTCATTAGATAACACGCCCACAGTTGTTCTTTGTCTATTTAGAATTGTTAACATTTTATACCTCCTCTCCTAATATGTCGTCGGTCTGTACTCTATGGACCACTCCGCTCCTTCGCTGAAAGCCACTGGAGTTTGATAGCCGCCAAAAAACGAAGGAAATGAACTTCCGATTGCTAAATTTTCCATGAACACTGAACCATTTTTCATTATGACCCCAGCTTCACAATCAATCATAATTTCATCACCTTTATGAATAATAACCTCTGGATTATTTTTAATATCTGCCTCTGGATTAACTTTTTGTACAACCAAGTCACAAAAAACAACATCATTGTCTTTGTAAGTTTGATTATTAAAATCTTCTGGAATATCCATTTTTGCCATGTAAATTCCGATGCCTGCTAACTTAGTAGCAAATTTGTTATTTGAGTCTTTCCATTTGTAGGTTCGTTTCCAAGCTTGACTACCTTTATCGTTCAATTTAACTATTTCCGCAATAAACAACTGTCCACGCTTTTCAATAGATAGATTAAAGTACGCATCTGAAAATTCATTATAGTTATTTCCGACTTCATACGTCGTGTTTATTGTTTTCCAAACTTGCTTAGTCTTTGTTTTACCTTTTTCTGTATACTTCACTGTTTGTTGTACTTTTTTTGAATAAACCACTTTCGTATTCTTTTTCTTAACTACTTTCCCCTCAGTTGCAGCAAAAAGGTATCTATCTTTCGTTGTTCTCCCAATCTCTAGTCCCAAATTCATAGCTCTCCCATTTTGGGCATCTTTAATCATAAATTTACCAATGCGTTTGCTATCTTTGTCTAATAAATACAATTCTATTTTTGTTCTAGCGCGTGGGTATTTTTGAGTAATATTTGCCAATCGAGCGGTGACTTTCCAATTGTCTAATTCTGACGTCAACATTCGTTTCATTACAGGACCTCTCCATGATTTGTAAGGCGCGGTTTCTGTTTTTTCACCATAGGAGTTTACACGAATGGTGTTTATAGTTTGTTTAAATGAACTTGTTTTCGCAGGCTTACCATTTTCTAGCTCCCAAGTAATATTACTTTGCCCAATACCATCCCACAAAGTCATGTCATTTGCTCTATCGGACAACACGTTCTCATACATTTTCACAGCTGTTTGTCCTGTATCGGGGTCAATATCAGCCCCTAGAAATATATAATCATCATCTGTTGCAAATGATAGACTAGTTAAATCGTCGGTTGCTATCGCATGAATAATTGGACTTGTTGATTGTGAACCCGCCACCTCGATTATAGCCGGGCTTTCTGGTAAACTAATTTCTTGTTGTTCTCCATATCCACGAGGATCACTACATATAAATGTAATGGTTGTTGTATAATTATCTGTCTGTAATTCTGTTAACTCTGCCATTTGGGCAAAATGACCGTAATAAATCCATTCCGGTTCATCATCAAAGATTATTTCGCTTTCAAAACTATTAGTTTGGATGATTAAGTTATTAAGATCGTGTGCTATTTCTACTCGTTCAGTTTCCGATTTCCCCATAAGCGTAATATTAATGTCAAAGCTTCTAGTACCAACGGAATTACCAAAAAAGTACCCACCGATTTTTGCAGGTACTTCTTGGATATTCTCAGTGATATTGATTGCATTTCTTTTGATACTATTAACAACTGCTGGAATGTCATTGCTATGAATTCCGGCGTACGTAAATCCTATTCTAGTCACGTTTTTTAACCCCCTGAACTCGGTCTTTTCTACTTATACGATTGTTCTGCATTTTTGTAATTGCAGGTTCCACTAAACTTCCGACCTTATTTGTGTCCATGTATACGTCACTATTTTTTTGAAGTAGTTGCATTAAAATCTGATTCTGCTGTTGAAGCAATAAAATCATGTCAGAATTGTCAGGACTATTGACAACAACACTTCCTCCATCGTTCATTCCAATGATTTCTTTTGTTTTTTTGATTAATTGAATCGCTCGATTTTTCCGAGTAAGCGGTATGACTACTTCCGGCTTATTGTTCTCAGCAACTTCTATCATTTCATTTTTGTTTACAAAACCACCATTAGCAAATCTACGATGCCCTCGTGGTCCCCAGCCTCGTTTTCCGTAGGGAAGGTCGTTTCTCCATGATGAGTTATTGAAGAACGCCAGCAACTGATCATAACCAGAAAAAATATTATTATGACCTTTCATTCTGTATGCGTTAAAAGTCTGCGGTATATATTGAAGCAAACCTTTAGCAGGGTTGCCTGATAATGTATTAACATCCACAACAGCAGATGACTGAGTTATTTTTTCATTCCCGCCAGATTCACGATGAATTTGTGCAATAATGCCTTTTAATTCACTACCGGACAAATCCACTTTCATGGCTAGAGCCGCTTTCTTAATAACACTAGACCACGCCGAAGCACCTTTCCCAGCCGGTCCTGCCACTGGCGCAGTTTCTTTAAAACCAGATAGCATTTTCTCCAAAGGTGCGCCTATACTGTTTTTTAAATAGTTCAGCATGTCAGAACCTAAATTACCATCGTTACCCATTTTAACGCCAACAGACAAGCCACCAAAAAGTTTATTTAAATTTTTGATAGGATGCGCTGCCCAGTCAAAAGCTTTTTTAGAAAAATCAACTACTTTTCCAGCTACCGCTTTTGTCCCATTCCAAGCGTCACTTAAGAAATCATTGATCGTTGAATTGCCACTTGCAAACCCAGGTAATGTTTTACCAAGTCCACCTTGCATGACTTTTTTCGAATCTGCATGATTCAAAATTTTAGTACCTGGCGCAACATGCGTTATTTCTGCACCATTCGCACCTAAAATCTGAGCTTGTGCTTTGCGTTTATTATATGCAATCTCAAATCCTTCTTCGCCAGCCATGATTTGTCCGGATGCATTGTTAGAACCTGTGTAATCCATTGCTAAGTTACTACCATATGATGTTCTTTTGCTAGTGTTTATTTTTTTTGTGTCATTATTATAACCTTTTGGCTTCCATTCAGGAATAGTAGGTAAACTAAAAAACTTTAATACTTTATTTATTCCGCCGGTAACAGAGTTAATCACACCTGCTAAATTAACTTTAAAATTATCCCATTTCGATAATGATTGACCTGTTTCCCAGTCAACTTGGTTTAAATGACCAGTAGCTTGTGATTGAGCTTGACTGACTACTTGTTCGTGCATTTCGGTTGCCGCTTTTACGGTTTTATTCTTTTGGCTCCTAGCTTTTCTTACAATATCATCATGTTGTTTCTTAGTAATAGTTCCATTTACATAGTATTCTTTATCAGCTGCAGCAACTACATCCTTATATTTCTTGTTAGCTTCTTTTACTGCTCCATCTTTTGCTCTCTTCGATTCGCTAACCACTTTCGAAGCTTGTTCTGTACTTAATTTTCCACTACTGTCTTTCAGTTTTCCTAAAATTAATTTTTGCTCTTTTGCAGACTTACTCAAAGAACTAACCACAGCGGTTTCTTGTTTTTTAGATATTGCTTGAATTTGGTTACTATATATTTGATTACTAGTTTTACGTTGATTTGCAGCATTACGTTTGATGCTCGTAATTTGCTGTTCCTCCGAAGCAGTTAAAACTCTACCTTCCTTTGCAGCTTTTGCGTTAATTGCTTTTATGTCTGCTTTCTCTTTCTTTGTAATACCAGCATTTTTAGTAGCCATATCTTCATTTAGCTTTTGAATTTGTTCGTTGTTTTTCTTCACTTCATCTAATGACAATTTTTGTATTTTTGCTTGCTTCTCTTTAACCGCTTTTATGTCTGCTTCTGATAACATGCTATTTTTTGACAAAGTACTTAAATTCTTATCAGTACTTTTTTTAGTCTTCTCAAAAGATTTCTCAACTAGCGCAACCATCCCATTATAATTTTTACTAATTTTATCAGATGTTGATTTAGTGATTACATCCCCGGACATTTCCAAATACTTTAATTCAGAGATTGCGTTTTGAGACATAGTTTTATAAGAATTTACATTTTTTGCTGTATCTTTACTAATACCTTTTCCGGAAATATCCGTTTTCAAAGGATTAGCAAACACATCTTTTATAGCTGCATATCCTGCTTTCGCCATTTTAATTTGATCGTTAATTTGATTAACTGGATTCAATAGAATAGGATGTTCTTTTGCTGAGAATGAAAGTGCATCCCAAATTAAATCGAATTTAGCTTTATATTCAGGTATTTCCTTCTGTATTTTTTTACCGAATGCCTGCCCAAATTTAGTTCCAGCAATACCTCCTATTGCCGCACCTACAGCTGTTCCAATTCCTGGAGCAATTGCTGTTCCTATAGCGGCTCCTGCTGCCCCGCCAGCTAAGCTCCCACCAGCGCTACCAGCTTTATCGCCAGCATTTTTCTTGTTAATACCAATAAGTTGTGTTGCAGATAATGCAATTCCCAAACCAGGTAATGCCTTTCCAACGCCTTTCAAACCAGCCCCAATTTTTCCGAATTTGCTATAACTCGCAATATCGCCTGCCATATCACCTGTAGATAATGCTTTTGCTCCTTTGCTTCCTTTAAAAAATGAGCCAGCTTTACCTAAGAAACCTTTACCTTTTCCTCCACCGACTGGCAAAGCATTTCCAGCAAGTTGAGTAGTCGCAGCATTAGTTCCGGCAGCGACCGAGTTTTCTGCTAACGCGGCTGTTAGTTTCTTTACAGGTGAGATAGCAGCTGCTGCTCCTTTTGCAATAAATCCAAATGCTAGTCCAGCCACCGGAATCGCTACCGCAACTACACCTGCTGTGGAGATAACCGTTTTAGTACTATCATTCAATCCATTAAACCAATCAGCTGCTTGTTGAATATACTTTCCTAGACTACGTAATACCGGTGTCAATGATGTTCCTATGCTTATTGCAAAAGTTTCAATTGCACCAGAAATTTCTTCAATAGTACCTTTCAAATTATCCATTTTCATTTTAGCTACATCGTCTGCAGTTACTTTACCCATTTCAGTGCGCATTTTTTTTATTCCTTCTGCGCCTTCACGATAAGCAATATTCCCAGCACGAACTGCATCGGAGCCAAACATAGCACCTAGCGCCGCACTACGCTGTTCAGAATTTAAGTCTTTTAGGCTACTTTGCAATAAACCAGATATTTCTTCTGCTGATTTCAATTCCCCGTTTGTATCGTAAAACGCGGAGTGAACCGCTCCAGTAGCAACTGTTAATTCTTCAAATTCCTTGTTAACTTTAGAAGCGCTTGCTTTTGGACCTGCTAAACTTTTAGCTAAATCTTGAATTTGTCCCATTAATTTATCTGTATCGTTAGAAAGTGGTTTTACACCATTTTCTTGCAATACTTTCATAGCAGTTTCATTGTGGACAATGCTTAAACCGAGAGCATCAAATTGTTCCCATGCTGCCTTTGTTGTAGGGTGTAATCTTTGTAGCATAGTTTTGAGAGAGGTCCCCGCATCGGAACCTTTTAAACCATTTTGTGCGAATACTGCTAACATTGTAGATGTATCATCAAATGACAGACCAACGCCACTCGCAACAGCAGAAACTTGTTGTAAAGACATCTTCATTTCTTCTACACCAGTGGCAGAAGCATTTGCCGCACCAGCTAGAATGTTTGCCGCATCCGCCACGCTTAAATTATCATCCTTAAATGCGTTTAAAACTGTAGCCGCGATTTCTGCCGCTGAAGCTAAATCTAACTCACCCGCTGTTGCTAATGAAAGCGCACCTGAAAGCCCGCCATTGATAACATCTTTTACTGAAAGACCTGCCTTTAAAAGTTCTTCTTGCGCCTGTGCGGCTTCTAAGGCGGAGTATTTCGTATCTGCACCTTGTTGAATAGCTAGTTCTCTCAATGCATCTTTGTATTGATTTACCTCGCCAGGGGACATAACAGAAAGAGTATTCGACATTTGTTGTTCAAAATCAGCCGCTTTTTTGGTAGCAAAACCTAAACCAAGCGCAACTGGAGCCATATACAAACTTCCTTTTTTCCCGAAGGCGACAAGCTTATCACCTGTTTCATTTAACTTTTTTTGATACTTGTCTAAATCTTGAGACACCGTCCCCCACGGTGAACTTTTAACAGCTTGCTCTCTCTTGAATTTCTTATAAGATTCTGTCGTAGTATCAATCTTTCTTTGCAAATTATTGTAATTTGCAACTTCATTGTTTACTGCTTTTTGTCCAGCTGATAAAGCTTTTGGCATTTGTTGTAATTCTTTGTTAAGTTTGTTGTATGCTTTTTGATTTGAATTGACTTCTTTTTCTGCTTCTTTTAATTCTTTTTCAGTTGCATTACCAGATTTAGAGAGCTGTTCAAAACGTTTTTTTGACTCAGTTAACGTTTTATTAGACTCTTTCAACTCTCCATTTAAAGAAGCATTTCGCTTTTCTAAATCTTTAAAATCAGACTTAGTTTGAGAAACCATTTTGCTCTGAACAGATAACTTTTTATTAAGACCATCTAGCTCTGTTTCATATCTAGATAAAGTTTTTTCTCCCTTTCCAAATGCCGAAAGATTCGCTTTCATTTCGCTATTCACAGAGCCGAGGGTCCGCTTCAACCCTTTCATTCCCTCATCTACTTTGGCAGCATCTAAGTCTAGATTAATTGTCAATCCTTGAAGTTTATTCATTATTTACCTCCTTCCTAATTGACATCTTGGTATTGTGATACAAAGTCAACAAGTGAAACTTTGTTGTTTTCTGATTTTGCTTCTTCTTTTTCGATTATCAGACGACATAACTTTTTGTATTCTTGATCGTCTGTTTCTCGAATTGTCCAGCCATACTCTTTCATGCAGTAACGCCTAATTGCATCGAGATCGGACAAAAACTCGGTAAGCGTTATTACTTTGCTTCCTCATCTCCACTGTCTTCATCCTCGTACTCTTCTGGTGAAATCTCCCGAAAGACAGACACCAATGTATCGTTTAATTTCTTCGAAGGAATATTTTTTTTAAGAAAATCTATTGTAATGTTTTCATCATCAAATAATTTCACAATAAATTTTAATTGCATTTCCAAAATTGTCGTTTTCTTTGGATCATCAGAAGTATTGATGTATTCTCTAATTTTTTCTTGTAGTTTCCAATACTCTTCTAATTCAATTACAGATGTATCTTCTCTCTCATATAGCTCTTTCTTTTTTTCTTTTTTATTAAATATTTCTAGTTTAATCACTATTTTCTCCACCTTTTTTATGATTTTGGTCAACAAAAAAAGAGTAGGATTTCACCTACTCTTAAAATTTTTTATCCTTCTGGTACTACTGGTGTTTCAACAAAACCAGGAAAAGCCATGCTGTAAATTTTATCTCGGAATTCTTCGCCCACAGCCATCGCGAAAACGTCCCCAGCATCATTATAAACAAATTCACCAGTGAGACTAGTTGCTTCAGGTTCCTTTGGTTTGTTCTCAGATGTGTTTAATTTAACGTCATCTTGTCCATATTTTCCTTTTAATAAAGCAAAGAACACCGGCTCCCCTCGCAACGTTTCACTTTCCATCACGCATGACGCATATGGTGGAGCAGTGTTTTTCCCTACAGTTACAATACCATCTGCATTCTTTTGACGACCTAATAACTTCTGTCCTAATTCAAATGGAAGTTCCATGATACCGATTGTTTGCTTAACATCGCCAGAACCTTTTTTGGAAATGTAGTATGGACCGTTCGAAGCGAAAACTTTAATAGCTTCAGCATCAAGACCAGAAATATCAGCTTCAACCGTACCACCTTTTTTATTCTTACCATTTACTTCTACTTTTTCTGTTACCTTTTCGTCTTTTTCATCATAAATTCCAAAAGTTGCTTTTTCAAATCCGATTGTTGTAATCATTTATTTCACTCCTATTATTTTTTATTGATATAGTTTGTAGGGCAATCCGCTATATTTTCGTGCATCTACAAATCGCCCTGTTTCTGGAAAATATTCATCTAAACCACCAGCGAGTTGTCCAAATCCTATTTGTTTCATTTCTTTTCTAACTTCGTCTTGTATTTTTTTTACTATTAATCTGTCGTTAGATTGCACATCAATTTGTACTAAAAAATCTTCCATCCTGGATTCATTACTGGAAAAATTAGTTGGTATTGGAACATCTAAAGGTATTATTAACAAGAAGGTTTTTGTAGAATCACCTGTGCCTGGAAAATCATAATATTTAATTCTCTCTTCGCAAGTAGTGTGAATGATATCGTTTTTACTTAATGTTGTATATATGACATTCAAAATATCAATCATAGTTTATCACCTATTTTCTTCTGTACAATTGCCCTATAAGCTCTTTCAGATATTCTTAGTGACCTGGCAACACTACCTGTTCCTGCTGGTGTGATTTTTTTACCATTCCTTGTATAACCATATTCGTTGAGATGAATTATTTTGTACCTGTCTTTAGGACCTTTCCAGTCAATCTTTATACTTCTTACCCCTTTGTCATACGAAGGTTTTTCTATATTGATTTCATCAATAGATGCGCCTGTATCTTTAAATTGAACAAATTCACTTTTAAGTGTTTTTGCTACAAGAGTAGCACCTGCAATTAAAGCAGGGTCTACTAATTGCGGCAAGTTTTCTCGTCCAAATAAACTGACTAACTGTCTTTCCAACTCTTCTACTCCAGTAACTTCTACACTCATGTTTGAACCCCCAGAAGTATATTTACAAAGCGATTATTTTGCAAGTCTGGGCTAACATCAATCACATTAAATCTTTTGCCCAAATAACGATAATCTAATATTTCTACATAATGTTTGTTACTAACTGTATACTCACCTTTAGTGTCTCGAATATTAATTGTGACAGCTTCTTTTGTTCCCGTGCCATGTAAAATTTCTAAGTCCTTCATGGATGGTTTATAAACTTCTGCAAAACATTCAAAAAGGGTAATCTTTTCTATTTCACCTGGTTCAGGACCACTTGCCGGCTGATATTCAAAAAAAACAACCGGAGTACGTAAATCCCCGCTCTGAACTTTTTGAGGTTTAAACTGAAACTTCATCAGATTCACCACTTTCAGCTACATAGAGAGAGAAGCCTAAGCTAGTTATTTGTGATTGAAAGTTTTCATTGAAGAATTCTATCGAATCATTATACGCGTATCTAGTACGATCAATGACCAATTCTCTTGCCCGAACATGTTCATCTACATTAAACAGCCCGCATTTTTCTTGTAAATCAGCAATAGAAAAAGATAGCAACTCTTTTAAATTGCTATCTTCGCTATTGTGAGAAATATGCATACGCTCTTTAAATTTTTTAAGAAGGTCATCTGATACTTCCATGTACAGCACCTACTTTTTTTTATCTTTTTTTGGTTCATCCAATCGCTTTAAAAAAGAAGTTCCCAAATTATCAGAGACTTCATCTGCACGTTTTACAGTCAATTCAATTTCTGTTCCTTTTTCATATACTTCTTTGGTATCTTTGTCTTTAAATTTCTTTAATACTTCAAATTTAGCCATTTACAATCACCCTTCCGGAGTTTGTTCTGCTGGCTTGATATTTAATGTCCATACAGCAGAAGCTTTATCGTCTTTCGCTTTACCGTACGCAAATTGTTTTGCAGCATACAAGTTAAGATCTTCAAATGCAAGCGTTTGGTCAAAAGTAGAAATATCCAATGGTCCACCAACAAGTGCATCATAACGTTCTGCTACGTAAGAAATAGCTTTCTTTTCTGGAACGAATAATGATTCAATGATATTTAAATTATATGGGAGCGCAGTCACATAAACACCGTTCGCATTTAAGCTTGTGTATTGTTTCTTAACATCCCATGCATCCGTTGGATTGACTAGTAAAGTAACTTTACCTGCAACGTTTAATGGATGTTTGTTTTCTTTTACAGAGTGATATTTATATACATCTGTTAACTCATTAACCGTCACTTTAGGACTAGCGAATGTCAGTGTTCCAGAAGCAACTTTTTCTGGATATACACCATCAGTTACTGATGTCCCTTTAGCTACTTTTCGATTTAAACCAATCGGTTGAGATTTACCAGTACCAATGATAAACGCACTTTCTAACGCAACTGCAAAAGCTTCTTCAATTTGCGTAACAACAAAGCGTTTTACCCATGCAGGACCAAATTTTTCAAGGTCTTTAGGTACAACAACAAATGCCGTTAGCTTGTTTTGAATAGACTCTTCTTCACTGAATGTCGCATCTAGCTGTCCTTTAATTTCACCAAAAATATTACCCCATACAGCAAGACCACTAGTTTCGGATTTTAAGAACTTAGTACGTAAACCAGTTGTACGCATTCCGATGGAAGCTAAGAAAGGATGTTCAGTTGTTAAATCTTCGAAAATTTCATCAACAACTGTTTGCGGAAGCAATGTTTCTTCTTTGTAGCCAACTTCTTTATTAATATCATTGAAGAATTTAATTTCTTCATTCGTGATATTTTTGTCTGTTCGGCTAGCTGAAATATATGCGTCCGCTTCTTGACGTGCTTCTTTCTTAGCTTGTTCCATAATATCAGCAGCCATTGCATCTACCATTTCCACATATGCTTTATTTTGAATTTCTTGCGTGTCTTCGTTTTTAACAGCATTAACAAAAGCTGTCCGTTTTTCCTCGTAATTCGCGAGGTTGTTTTTTAATTTGATAGTCATAATTTATTTCCTCCTATTTTTGGGTATTAAAAAAGAAACCGTTTGAGTCCATTCACTTCCGACTCTTCCGATTCCTTTTCTTGTTCAGCGATATGTTGATTCAAAGTTTTCCCATCAACTATCACTTCGTTTTTAAATTTTGCAATTGTATCTTCTACAACGCTTTGAATTTGTTCCGCTGATAAAGATACTTCTAAAATTGATTGTTTACCATTAGTATCTTTCAGTCCCCTAACTTTATCTAATGTAGCTTGTGCTAACATGCCGCCTGTACTTGCTACTAATTTTGGCGTTTCGCTATTTTCTTGAAACATCACACCATCTGCTAATCCTAGCTCTACAGCCTGTTGAGAATTTAGCCATGTTTCTTCTCCCATCATATTTAACAGTTCTTCTAATGTTTTTCCCGTTTTCAGCTGATAAGCATTAGCAATGGATATATTGGCATTTTGAGCAATTTCGGAGGCTTTTTTTAACTCTCTATAATCACCTCTCCCACCATACTGAACATTGTGAATCATCATTTGACCAGTTGGAGAAATTAATACTTCATTTCCAGCCATCGCAATTACAGATGCTGCGCTTGCCGCCATTCCAACAATTTTTACAACTACATTACCATTGTATGATTTTAATGCTGTATAAATTTCACTACCAGCAAACACATCTCCACCATTGCTATTTATCCAAACTTCAACTTCACCTGACGCATTTGCCAAGGCTTCATTGATATCTTTTGCACACGTAGCTTCCATATCCAGCCAATCATAAATCCATTTGTCATCATTTCCAATAATAGGACCTTTGACTTCAATTTTCGTCATTCATTCTCACCTCCTTCATCTGCTGACTGATAGTTTTTAGTAATTAAATATTTATCTAATTCCGGATTATCTACTCGTTCAGCGCCCAATAATTCTCGAACTTCATTACGATTAAATGAACCAGAGGCAACCAACTTATCTACAGCTTCTGCATTTTCTATAATGTCTTTTTTGTGTATGATTTTGATATGTTCACCCGCTAAAAACTCGTTGGAAGTAAATAATTTAGCGTTTAATTCATCTTCTAGCTTTTTAGTGAGAGGATCAATACAATATTCCATATATGCTTTCATATTATTACTCAAATCTGCCATATCCCCATGTAGCAGAGCAGAGGGAATACCAAGAATACTTGCCACATAGTCAATCATTTCTTTTCGAAGTTTCTTGATCTCATCGAAATTCTGGCTGCTATTCACACTAGACGTTCCAAATTCCTCATAATTGAAGCCTTCCAATTGAGGAACAATGGCAATTTCATTGTTATTAAATGCAGCATACAGTTTGTCGATGTAAGTCTGTAATTTTTTTTGTTTTTCATCGTCCGCAATGCCTGCCATTTTGAAGTTAACAGCCCCGCGGATTTGGAAGTTACGCATTTGTGCTCGAATCATGCGACCAAATAACTCACCGTAATCCTCAAACATGCCATCCGTAAATGCAGCTAGTCGCTCGTTTCCATATTCTAGAAAAATCACATCATCCATACTGAAATTACGATTGTACCGATAATCTTTCACCGTAACCCCTTCAAAAACATCCGGATAAAGCGCGAACTCTTTTCTCACATAACTGTCAGCAATTAAAAAATCGTCCGTATCTGAAAGGACGATTAAGCACTCGTTATCATAGATTAATTTATAGATCACTTTTTCCCAGAAAGAACTCGAACTCATATCTGTATTTGGACGAACATTTAATTTATAATACAATCCGTCTCGTACACTGCTTTCTCCACTTTTCAATCTAAAATCAGATTTGGCGATCGTTCGTGCTATATGTTTTACACACGTATTTAAAGCCATTTTCTTCAAATAAACCTTTGTTGTTTTATCTTCTAAAAACTCTAAATCCCACATCCACTCAATTTCTTTGTTCCGTTTAAATATCTCCGAAAGAAATCCCAATATATCACCTCCTAAAACGTAATGGCATTAAGCATATTTAAAACTTCATCTACATCAAGGTCTTCTATTTCATCCGCACGCCATAGAGCATGGACAAACGCTTGAAATCCATCTGTCTTACGTCTATGTTCGTCTTTTTTTAGATATTCTTTATTGCCATCGGGTTTGATCTTTACTGCCACATTGTTTGTATACCAGCGCATGAGAGGGTTATCTCCAAACACAATACGATGATTTGCAAATAAAGTTTCAATCCGAGGGGCAAGTAAACTATGTGCTGCACGAGGATTCCGGATAATCTCGAGCTCGAATCCTTCCGCCTCGAATAGCGGGCGCATAAGATCCATTCGGAAGTTATCCCCAATGACCTTTTGAATACCGTAATTTTCCCGCATTTCAACAAACCAATTGACCACATGCCGTGGGTCAATAGTTGGCTCATCTACAATGGTTAGCAGTCCCTGTTTTTCCCACTCTCTGATTGGCGGCTTGAGGTTTGCAATATCCAGATAGCCTTTGCGTGCAAATGAATGTGATTTCCAAATATAATCATCGCCCACACGGAATAACAATCCAACTGCTGCAAAGTCTTTGACACTCGCATAGTCAAACGCACCAATACAAGCCCGATTACGAAGTTCTGGCATTTCCCGATTAGTTGCAAGAATGTCTTCCCAAGGTGCTACTACTTTTTCTAAGTCTACTTCTGGAAGATTCATTCGCTTAGTCATGAATGCTTCTCTACCGCTAGGATTATTTGTTAATGCCTCATATTGTTTTCTAACTTTATTTAGTAAGCGTTTAGAACGAGGACTTAAAGGCTTTTCAAAAGCAGGATTTGCTTTTTCCCACATAGCTTCATTCTTAACTTCCTCTGGATCATCTAGCTTACAAATAAAAGGAAACATGCGATCGTTAAGATTTTCGCCGCTTAAAATTGCTTTACTACGTTCTTCCAACTTGTCATAAAATCCCGCTCTCACAAATCCATTAGTACCAATAAAAAATTCTCTAGGATTCGCGACTTTGCCAAGTCCTCCAGAGAATACATCAATTATTTGTCTATCTTCATATTCATGTGTTTCATCATAAATAACACAGCCTTCACGACCACCATCTTTAGTTTTTGCATTTGACGTTTGAAATTTAAAAACACTGTTGGTTCCTTTGCCAATAATCTGTGCTTTCCACGCGTCAAAGCTGCCTTCCAATTTAGGATTTCCGTCTATTGTATTAAATACTTCTTTGAAACTAACTTTCGCTTGATCTTCGGAATTCGCCACTACCGAAACATCGTAATTGTTAATCCCATGTAGCGGACTTATAAAATAATTTGATAATGTACTTATAAACCCGTTCTTACCACCACCGCGACCAAGGGTTATAAAGAACTCTTCATAAAAAAGTTCATCATCTTCTTTAAAATATAAAAAAATAAATGGTGCAATAAACTTTTCCCAGTTGTCCAAAGGGAAGTACCATTTTTCACTAAAAGCAATATAATTTTCTATCTGTGGCTCATCAAAATATATATCATCTCTACTAAGCACATGTTCTTGCAAGTGATTTATCAAGTCTACACGTTCTTTATTGAGTAGTATTTTCCCGCTTTCGTACGACTGTATATAGTTATCGACATGTTTATTTGATATCATATCAAGTCACTACCATCTTGTTTATCATTTTCGCCTTTGAATATAAAAGAACGCTCAATAGATAATAATGAAGTATTAATTCGATTTTTTTCTTGTATTGCTGGATTAGTTTTCGTGAATTTTTGTGAACCGTTTTCAGTGACAACGACCGCTCCATCCACTTCAATGCTTTTGTCTAATTCGTAATATATGCGTATTAAATTAATATAACGATTAACTTTTTCAAGTTCTTTCTGACTAGTAGTATCAATATTTGATAACAATTCTTTTTCCAATTTCTTTATGTTATATTCCACTTTTAACCCTCCCTCCTTCATGAGACTTTTTAATATTTCTGCGGAGAAGACCCCCACACCGTTCCCCAGAGCCAAATTAAAGTGCAAACCTTTGACCCGGGGGTATCACCAACGTTCGTCGTTCACCCATTTATTTATTTTCCTTCTAAATTGAAAGCGATTATGTTTTTTGTTATGACATTTTACACACAGAGTAGTGAGATTATCTATATCAAGCGCAAGTTCTGGATGGTGTTCTAAATCCTTGATATGGTCCACATCGAGTCTTTTATGCTTGTCTGGTTCATGATAATCAGTAAACACCTTTCCTTGCCTCTTACACTCTTGACACTCATAGTTATCACGCTTTAATACTTCTTTACGTATGCTTGCCCATTCCTTTGACTTATAGAATGTATGACGTTCTGCTTGTGTTAGCATTAGTATCTAGTCTCTTCACTATTCATTTCTGCAATCTTAGCCAGATTACTTTCAGCAGATAATGAATCTCCAACATTTATACATAGTCTTGAACCTTCATTATCTACATCAATATATACAATGTCTAAGTTTAATCTTTCGGTTGGTTTAGTTTCAAGGTTTGAATCTGTTACCCATAACAACCTAAGCGATTCTAATCCTTGATATGGCAATTGTCCGTAGTCATCACCTTCATACTCTATAATAGGAACATCACCTTTGTTTGGTATACGGATGCTTAAATAGTCTTGTCTATTATTTGTAGAGCTGCTTGCCAATGATTTCATCACTATCACCTCAATCATTTAAAAAGCCCAACACGCAATGTGCTGGACTTCATTGTTCTATGTATCCGTAGTTATGAAACCACTTAAACTTCTACGGTATCACTCGTCAGCGATAGGTTTTTATCTTGCACTACTCGCCGTGTTGTCTTACCTTTGGCTTTCACAAGGGTGGACCCTATAAAACCTTCCCATCAGAACGTATCTGCAATTAAATTGAGGGAAGGTATTGTCGTTAATATACTCGGCAAGGATTTGCACCTCGCATGAACTAATTAATTTGTTTTACAGGAGTTTTAAGCTAAGACATACGTTCCTTAGCTACATTAGTTCTATCCTGTTCTTCGTCTACCTATTCCGTCACGAGTATTGAGATTGAACAAGAAGGTGTCTCTTGTTGGGACTAGTGAGGTTGGAATGAGATGCGTCTCCCATCAAGACCAACGATCAGATACAAAGCCTCTGCCAGGCAATATAGCAACCTCCTGCTATATCATCATGTGATTATAGATCTTCAGTTCCGTCTAGCACTTCTTGTTCCATTACTTCAATTTCATTATCTGAAGCAACGCCTTTAATCGCTGATATGTGAGACATCTTATTTGTTCTTGAGTAATAAGACGGAATGAACCCATTGTGTTTATTTCTTAGTTCTTGACGTTCTTTGTATAACGCTTTAATAGCAGGAACAAGACGTCTAATGTTTTGTTCAATAAATCTAGTTGGTATTCTAATAATCTCCCAACCATGTTCAGATTTATTCAAAGTATTAAGAATAAATATATCTCGTTCCGAATCTTTACCAATCCTAAAACGATGGTGCCCTCCATCAATCTCCAACACAATCTTCATGTCCGGTAAAATAAAATCTACTCGTTTGCGTCCTATTTTTTGTTGTGTTCTTACTTTAATCTGATTTCTTAACAATTCGGTACAAGCCATTACTTCATGAGCAGAATCAAACTTGGTACTGTCATTTCTATAAAATTGGACTACAGTGTTATATGGGTCAAGGTATTCTTCCATTTTCATACTACACTGTTCTTGCTTTTCTATAAGATGTATTGCTCTTTCAAGCGTTGCTTCGATTTTGTGCGCAATATATTCTTTTTTCTTTTCTTCTATTTTTTGTCGATACTTATGTTGGCATTCAACGCATAAGTTTCTACCTCCAGACAAATCTCTGAAATGGACCGAAGCTTCTTGCGAAATGTATTGCCCGCATTCCCAACACCTAACTAAATTCATATAGTCCCCTCGACTTTCATTTTTAATAGGCCCTGCCTATAATACTATAATAAACTTATTTTATTGTTCAAAACGGGCGTTAAACGGGCAATATATTTTAATATCCTAATCTTTCAGCTATTGAAAGGATGATTGTTTTGTTTCTTCTTCTAGCTGTACTCTCATCCATATTCAACTTACTGGCAATCCATACCCAAGTTGGTTTGCTTCTGTCCCAGTATCTAAACTGAATCAATTGTTTATCCTCGTCATTCAATCTATTAAGCACAGACTCAATTGCATTTATAATATTCTTTAATCTACTTATTTCTTTATCCATTTGCAGTAACATCACACGATCTTCCACTTCATTACTAATATTCCCTGCACTACCACCACCTTGGTTCTCGTCAATGTATTCTCTATGCCAAGCGCCCAGTGTTACATTAACTTCCTTTTCCATCAATTCTTTTTTAGTAGAATGATAAAATCTTAATTCATCTTCAATAAGTTTATATTGCGCTTTACGTAATCGCTTTGACATTTAATCACTCTCCTAATAAAATTCTATCTCACACGTTATACCTAGTGTTTGTTCAATCAGCTTTTTTAGTTCTTCCTTGTTGATATGTGCCGTACAATACTGTTTTTCTTGATTTCCAAATATCGTTGTAAAGTTAATAAACTGTTTTAGAAATTCTTTAGCATCTCTTTCGTATCTATCATTTTCAAACATTTTTAACCTTTCATATTTATCTAAACTGATATTTACATATTCCTCCATCATTTACTCTCCATCCATTCAATTAAATCATTCAAATAAAACTGCGCTTTCTTTAAATCTTCAATGCCGTTCTTATGTTCATAACGCGAAACGTATTTAAGTATGTTCCCAGCAACATAACTCGGATAATCCTTTACTTTTGCTTTAATGTAGTCAAGCGTTTCAATACCTCCTGCTTTGTAATGTGCAGGATTGTTTATTTTGTCGTTATTTTCGTTTTTCATAGATACTCCGATGGCAGACATTGCCTTCGTGATATTTGCAGCGTCATTGTGATACTTTGTAACTTTATCTTGCTGTGCTTTGTATTTTTGAATTGGCGTATCAGGATATGCTCTTTCACAATATTCTTTTGACGCCTCACCCAAATAAATATCATATTCTATTATCATTACTGTATCCTTCTTAAAAATGTTCCAACTACTGTATTCTGTAGGTTTTTCTTTATCATTCCATCTATATCCTTCTTCCTCCAAATTAACCATCAATGCGTCATAGTCTTCTTGTGTTTCAACATGATATAGTTTCATAGTTTCCTCCTTGTTAAATGGGATTGTTTCTTCACGGGTCATTTGTTCAATATAAATATCTTGATTAATGAACCATTCGCTTATAAATTTTCGAATACGGGTGAACAATATTATCTCCTCCAAGAGTCCAATAACAGTTCAAGTTCTTCAAGACTATGTCTTTTAAATAATGGTTTTCCAATTGCATAACCATCAAATTTCATTTTTGAGAAACTTTTTAAATTACCAAGGTCTGTAAATATATATTTCTCATTTCCTAATTCAACAATAAATTCATTATTATTTACACTAGTAACATATTTTTCTTTACTTTGTATAAATTCTTCAAATTCATATTTAGTTTCTGCTTGATTTCCACATATAACAAGAAATCTTTTCATCAATATCGTCCCTTCATTTTCCGATGATTGTACGGTTACAAAACCCATTTTGTAACTTGTAACGCTCAAATCCCTTCTGCCAGAACGTGGTTACAGGTTACAAAAAAAACGGCGAAAAAGTTTTTATTTTTGTACTCTTTTCTTAAATATAAATAAATATATATACTTTTTATTAATAAAAAAATGTAACTTGTAACTTTATGGTGTCTAGCTACTGATGCTATGCGGTTTCTGGAAGTTACATTTTGAACCTCGGGTTACATGTTTTTTGTAACTATTGTCAGAATAGTTTTTAAATAACACACAATTAGCACTTCTGATAAATTCTTGCAGTCTTTCCATTGATTTTGACAGGCTTCGTCTCTAAATCTAAAACAGATTTGATTGTTGTGTTCAAAGCTCTTCTGCTCTGAACATTTAATCCATTTTCCTCAGCCCAAAGCTCATACTCTTCGTAAATCTCTGGACCACGCTTACCTTCTACATCTAAAATGTCCAAATCATGAACAAATTCCAGTGTGCTATCATTGTCTTCGTGATATCTTGCGTTGAATTCTTCTACTTTACTTGTTTTCGTGAAGTCCTCATTTTCATAGATTCGAAAATATGCTTCAACTACTAATTTCGTCCAATATTGCAACGCTTTTTCATTTGTGATATTAGATATAAAACGCTTATCTTTCTTGCTCACCTTTGTAAACATTGGCATCCAAGTTACCCGTCGTTTGTAAGAATCACCTTTTTCAAATGATTTGATAATGTGATTACTTGTGAAAATTAATGTAGGTGTCATTTCAACACTTTTCGCATTTCCGTATAACTTTCTCATTTCTACAAAGTCACATGTGGATATGTTCTTCAAGACTTTCATTTGCTCGTTATTAATCGGCTCATCTTGTATATCATCACCTAAGTTTGCTAACCTACCTTGTAATACATTGAAATACCTCTCATCTGTCATGTTTTTAATAGACAATCCTGTACAATTCTTCTGATTTAAAATAGACCTTATAATAGAAAGAAGTGTCCCTTTTCCATTTCCTCCACCGCCTACGAGAATAAAAAACCGACCAATCATTCGTTTTATTTCTTTATCTACAACAAAGCAGTATCCCATCATCTCGAGAACAAACTTCTTGTAATCTTCATCTGAGTCGGTCAAGTGGTTCAAATACTCATCTACTATCTGTACTGCTTCGGTGTCAGGGTCATATTTTGCGTTTATGGAGTATGGTGTGAAATCAGTGTAATCAATCTCAATGAACTTACCATCACGTAAAATCCCATTCTTTAATTTGATATCAAAAACATCATCATCAGGAATCAACTTCGCTCTGTAGTGCATTTGATTGATAACTTCATCAACGTATCTTGTTTTTTGACCATTGCAGTAATTAAATACTAATCTTTTTAACTGATCGTCATCGCTGATATATTCGTTCCCATCAAAGTAGAAAAGTTGTTTCGAATACTTTACAATACGTTTTTCTTTCATTATTAAGTCAGCAATAGCAGCTTCTCCGTCCTTCACTGCTTTTATTTCCATGTCACGTGATATTGTGTCCATTTCATCACGTGGAAGTGGTGTGGCAAATATGACGTTATTGATGAACGTTACTATTCGAGACCATGAAGATATAGTTGCAATTAATGTCCTGTGTCTGAATAACGCTTGATTCCTACCGTCCCCTTCATCCAACCCATTCAAATCAGAAGCTTTTCGAATGCTTTTGAAAATACCAGGGAGTTCTTCACGAATACCACTGTTGTCGATTTCTCTCAGATGACCATTTCTTTTGATAGTTATTGATTTCGTATTGGCGACATGTTTATATTCGACCTCTACACCAAGCGCACATATTCCTTTTGCTCCTCTAAAAGCACTAGGTTTTTTAAAATAGAAATGTGCGCCTCGCTCTGTCCAGACAATCTGTGTTTTTATTTCAAAATAGGAAATAATATCTTTAATTTGCTCCTTACTCAAGTTATCGATATCTATAATCAAGTCAACATCTGTCAGTAAATAACCTGCATCTTGAAATGTTTCATGATTTTCTGATATATCTGCTCCTGATGAGTCGTGTTTTTCTCCTTCTAAATATTCGACATACACATTTATTCCCACCTCTCAATACGTTGTTTCGCTAAATTATAGTAGAAAGTAATATCAATCAATTGATTAAAGTTTTTTAATTTATCACATTCGTCATTCCATACAAGCATATTGTCAGGGGTGTCTGGAAATCTCACCAGTCCATCATCTTGTCTTTTTTTCTGTAACAAAATCCCTTCTTTTCTTGATGCAAATACTCGATTAATCTTATTATATTGTTTACCATCGCTATCAAAAGTTCCTTTATAAGTCCCACCTGCTTGCAGAATGTACTGGAATAGATGTGGTTTATCTAAATTTTCTTGTATTGTAGTCAAAACGTCTTGATTGTTGACAAGATATTCTACTAAACAAATATCTATAATTCTTATACTATTGTTCTTAAATAGTTGGTCTGAATGATAACGACTTACATCCCCACCTTTTGTCTTAATTTCACCATTTTGTAGAGCGATGTAGTTATTTACATCTTTTTGAATCCATAGTTCAAAATTGTCTTCCTCAAGCGTCAAGTGAAAGTCTTCTTCCCATTCCTTCCATATTGTTTTGTATTCATTACTAGAGGTCATAAACGCCACCCCATCGGTATTAATATTTACCAATGTGACGAAGGGTGAAAGACGTTTACAAAGCTCATATAAGGCTATCTGTCCATATACACAGACACTTAGTGCTGCGTTTGGATTATTTAGTAAGGAGTATTGATTTTTCAAGTTACCGTAAACCGAGTTGAGAACTAATTTTAAAGCATCAGATAACTTTTTATCCTTGTGCTTCACTTCAATTCGTTTATTTAAAATCTCATGATATTTATTTGTTGCGGGTCCTAATGCTTGCAGATTGAGGATGATATGAGGATACATAGAAGCTACATCTAATAGTTTTACATTCTCAAATCTTTGTCTAGTTGAATGAACACCATGCAATCCACCAAATCCAAACTGAATATCACAATCAAATTCTTTTATTGTAATACTTTTCTTCTTCTGTTCTTTATCTTGCCAAATATCGACTACTTCTTGAGGTACAAGTTTTAACATTTCATAATCTCCCTCTGGATCATATTCACCAAGTCGAATATCTGACCATTTTGGTGACGGTTTATCCATCAGAACATTCGCACTAATAGTCGTCGTGTTCCATTTATGCGCTTTAGATTGAAGATTATGTGGGAGCATTTCAATTAATGTGTCTTTGACATTGAAATAATTATATTCACGCATTTGAAAGACTTCTATTGTTGTGTCTACATCATAAGAACAGTAATCAATAATTTCTTCTAACTCATCTTCTGTAAGTTTCCTGTCTATTGTAAAGTCCACACTAGACTCTAAAATCATTTTCCCCATGTTTCCCTCAATCTTTTTCAAACCAGGCTTAGCAACATCAATTTGCTGAAAGCAATCAAGAGAATGAATAGATGGGTGTATTCTTTTCTTTCGCTGACCTCCAATTATTTCATCATTTAGTTTCTTTATTTGATGAGTTGTGAAACCATCTAGCATTGCTGTCAGTATAAAGTCATCGTAGAAATGGTTATTATAACCAACTAATGTTTTTCCTGTTATAAGGTCTTTTACACCATCAAAGTTATTATGAAATAACTTGACTAGTTTCTTGTCAATATTTTTAAATACGACAAGTGCGTCTTCTTGGAACACTTCTATATCATAAAAAAGTAGATTGTTCATTTGCCCCTCCTTGTTTAAGAGCGAACACCCTGGCTCGCTCTTAATTTACTTGATTGTCGTTTCGTGATTATTTCTTTTTCTTTGGAAACGGTTTGATATCAGGATAAACAAATTTACCAAAGGCTGACTTAACTTCGACCATTATGTCTTTACCAATCAATTCTTCTTTATTATCGATACTGATTCCAAACTTCTCTTCAAATTTTTCATATTGTTTTCTTTGCTTCTGAGGATTTGTAAACCACTTTTTCATTGTTTCCATGTAATCTGAATAGGTCATATTAGACTGGTAAAGTTCTCCTTCGTATTCAAATTTAATATGAACTCCGATGCCGTCATCTGTAACGTCTTTAACAGTTGATGAAATGATTTGTCCAACCATATCTTTATCAAACTTAGCAATTTGTTCTGATTCCCACAGGCTATTAAATTTGTCATAGGCATAAACATCTCTCTTCTCACCTACAGCTTTTGATAAATCGTCAAAGGTTAATTGAAAGTACTCTTGACACCATTCTTCTACTTTTGCTGCTTTTTCTTCGTCTGGAACAAATTCATTTTTTTCTTTATCAAATACATTTTTATTAAAAATAACTTCTCTTAATTCCCCACGTTCCATATCAATAAATTGTAAAGTCGCTTTGCCTTCTTTAATTACTACTTCTACCAATTCTAATTGTTCTAATTTTTCACCTTGCGTCATAATTATTTCTCCACCTTTTTAAATTTTATTTTATTTTGTTGCATGAACATTTCTACAAGTTTTACGTCTTTTTCATCTTCTAAAATGAAAGTAGTGATTTTTTTATCTTTGACGACTTCTGTATGACTTTTCGCCTTTTTAATCTCATTTTGTGCTTTATGTCTATCAGAAACTTTTTGCGCACTAATCGCTAAATCTTTTGATTCTTTATATTCTGCAATGATTTCGTCCGCGTGAGGCATTGTTTCGATGACCTTTAATTCAGTCTCGATTTTTGTCAACCACTCCACCATTTCAGACTCAATTTTGTTAATAGATAATGATTTGTTCAAATGTCTGTTTTCTAAAAAATCATCAAAAGTGAAATATGTTTTAAAGTCATACATTCTGATACGCTTTTCAAACATCCGTTTTAGTACAAGCTTTTTATCTTCTCTTTCTTCTTCTTCCATTTGCGTCACTTGTTGTCTGACCATTTCATCTGCTGTTTTTACAATGGACACAATTTCTTTTACTTGTTTTTCAAATTCATTATAAGGTTCCAGCATTTCTTTTTTGATTAAAATACGTTCTGACTCTAAGTTCTTTACTTCTTTATTCACTGCCGCAAGTAATTTTTTAGATTGTTTAACGTTCTCTTCTGTTACCTCAATATTTTCAATCTGCTGTGCTAATAATAATGAGTCGCTTTTTATTTTCTTATACGCAGGAAATAAGATAGACCCTTGCGTAACAACAGGCGATTCGATATTAAATTTAGGCAAAGTGTTCAAATATTATCACCTCGTTTCAAAAAAGCTACAACATCGATATTTTTATGATTGGATGTGAACCAATTCAAAACACCTAAATTTTCATCATAGTTACTTTCAAAATTAGGTTTATTAGCTAATCTGGTAAAGCTCGTTGCTTCTTCAACGTTTGCATTAAACTTTTTAAACTCAACACTGTCACATTCTTTATATAGAAGCAAAATCATCGCCTCTTCCTCTGTCATGATCATTTTTTGTCCCTCCTCTAATAAAATCTTTCGCTCTTGTGTAATTCAATTAACTGACTTTCTTTACTTCGTCTATTTAAATAGTAGAAAGTTTTACATTGTTGTGTACTCAAATGTCGCTTACCACCTGTGAAAGGATTGTATCCGTACTTAGATTTATTACGCGCCATTTCAAGTTTTTTCTCATCGTGATTACTTTCAATAAACAAATAATCAAATTTTAGATGAGGAGCATTTTCTAGCGAACTGGTGTCAGTAGCGTAAATGATATTTTCACCATCAACACGCCATGTGTAACCTTGAGTAATAACGTCATGAAAACACTCAAAAGGTGTGACTTCAAAGGACGGTAATGTAATTTTAAAGTCACTGTTTCCGATAATATCAATATCATACAATTGTGCTATTTGATAATTACCAATGATAGTTATTTTTGGAAACAACTTCCTGATGTTTTCCAAAGTACTAGAATTGATGTGATCAGAATGAATATGAGTTAACAATAAATAATTAATGTCATACAAATGTTCTTTAATTCTTTTAAAAGGAACACCGCAATCAATCATCACATCATTAACAATCACACAGTTACCTTTACTTCCAGATGAGATAATTTTCCATTCAATCAATACCTATTCACATCCTCCATGACTTTCTTCACTTGATTGCGTGGGATGAAAATCTTACTGAATCCGTCATTATCTTGAATCTGTAGCATTCCACTTTCATATAATTTGATAACTGTATAAATTTCACCATCAATAACATATTTCTCAACCCCAGTTCTATCCTGCACCTCTACCTTATCGCCAGCAAAAATACTCATTTGATCGCCTCCAATTCGTTTTTATAGTCCCACATATCTTGCGATAATTTATCCAAACCAATCGCGAATCTTTCTAGGTCTTTTGGTGTTTTAATGATTGATTTACTCAATTCTTTGCTTTTTCTGTGAAGTAAACTGTTTGCTTCGTTAATGATGATTTGTTTTGTCATTTTGCACCTCCAATTGCATATTCGTGTTCCTCCTATTTATAAAACATCTGATGACCGCATCTCGGTTGATAGTCGTTTTCGCGAAGTGAGTCAACGAAATTACACATCACAGCAATACTATCGAAATCAGTGAAATTTATGGCGTCGGTTATATCTTTAGTCCAACTTGCTACAGGTGATAAATTACCAACAAGCGGCACGACAGCTCGTAGATATTCGTCACAATCCCTCTTGACCTTTGTTATGATATACACCTGTTTGCGGTCTTCTAACCTAGTATTAACACCCAAAGTTATGTCTATTAAACCGCACATACGCAAAGCATGATTCTTGTTAGTGAAATATTTGGCAAGGGCAGAGTTAGTTGTTTCTGTAATTTCGACGTGCTCGTCGCCGATACCTACACTTCTGACCATGACACGTTGATTGTATTTATTCATGTATACGATACGTTTATTAAAACTCATTTTTCTTCATCCTCCAAACTCCTCCCGCACATTGGACAGTATTTTATATGGATTTCTGTGTAAAATCTGGGATAACCTTCCTCTTCTTCAACTGCTAAACAATGCACAGAATCCCCTAAAAAGTTAGTACAACTTTCCAGTTTCACATGTGCATAATCGCCTACGCACTCAAGTTCTAGCGTTGTGTTATCACTAGTACAATACTCACACATCATTCCGCCACCTCCTCAATAAAAGACGGAATTTCTTCGGAGATAACAATTCTCCTATCATCTTCCAACTTGATAATATAGTTTCCTGTGCTTTCCGTGATTGGATTAGGCAGTATATATTCAATGCTGATTACATTTACATTCATTTCTCCGTTATACCATTCATCACTATGTTGTCCGCCTGCTGGAGGTCTACCTATTGAAAATCTCGTATTATCGTAAGGCAATCCACTGCGCCAACTTAGGATGTTTCTCGGTTTAAATGTCGTCATTCCATCACCTCTTCTAATATTTCTTCTGGGGTATCACAACCATTAATTAGCGTCTCTCTACCGAACCTATCATCAAAAGTACAGAAGATTTTTCCAAAGACATCATCAACTTTATACAAACGCTCTAAAGCGTTCGGAACGTTGTAATATGAACTGTTATCTTCCCAGAGTTCATTGTTTAAAATGATATATTTATCACCTACGACATTTCCGCCTATTAGAAGTATTTTTCTTATAACTTCCGTATTTTCCGCTTTTGTATAGCTTTGAATGCCTTCCACAAGCGCTTCATAATCATAACTGTATAAATCAATACTCACTCCCATTTATTCCGCCACCTCTTTCTCGATAGACCAACCAGAGTCAATATTATTTACTAACCAGTCGTCATAAGCCTCTGTAATCTCTTTTTCTAATTGTTCAAGTGTTAATATATCGAACTCAATATTCAAGTCCGTTTTCAAAAGAAATGTTTCTGTTTCAAGTGATCCGTGCATACCAGTAGAAACGTAGAATCTTACTTTTTTATCGTTCATTCCGCCACCCAACGTTCTTTATAGACATCATCTACTTTTTCTAATTGACCCGAATACACTAAAATGACTTTTATCCAATCAAGACTATTCCAAATTTCCTCTGGATTAGTCGTGTTGTCATGAGGGTGGATTCTTTCCCTCATTTCTTCTATTGCTTCATAATAATCAAAACCTTTAAAATATGGTCTGCCATCTTTAGGACTTGATAATAAATCACCATATTTAGGGCTATAAATGTAATCAATACTTACTTCGCAACAACACCCTGCTGTCCAAACGCTAGTCCCCTTATCGTCAAAGTTATCTGTCATCGTAACGACTGGTAAATCAGGGTTTTCGATAATTAAATTTGCTAATTTTTTCATTTCTTCTTTTTGTCGTTCATTTACTCGTTTCATTCCGCCACCTCCAACAAATCCGGATTTTCGTGTATGTTGCCGTAAATCTCAATCTCTCTCATGCTTCACCCTCCGCTTCACCAGCCGCTTATATAAACGTTACGTTCATTTTCGATACAGCCTACTTCTTCTATTTCCGAGTGATTCCATCCGATGGTTAGCAAAATCTCTGCATTAGCTGGAAGCTCTTTTAGTTTCTCTATTAACTCGGCTACTGTCATCATGCTTCACCCTCCACTTCCTCAACAGGTTCCTTAAGTAACCAGTATGCTTCACCTTTATTCATTGCTTTAATCTCTGATTCTGTGAATTGTGTTTTATACTCACTTGCTTCATCATTACTACCTACAAGTTTCTGATTATCATAATGAACATTTAGATAACCAGTTGCGTGGTCAATAAGTTGTACATAATAAAGCGGTTCTTTCTCGACTTCGTAGCCGTCCATCCACGCGCGGGCGAGTAGTTCTTGATTATCAGCTGATGAAATTAACCATCCGTACATTTCATCAGGCATACCTGCATTGCCATAATCTAACAAACAAGCTAAATCGTATTCTCTTTGTTCACAGTGATTTATCCAGTCATCGGCAAATCGCGGAACTACTACCAGTTCTGGTTCCTTTTCTTTTGCAATAAAACAATCTTTAGTAGCTATTATCTTGTCCTTAGAAACTTTCACTAAAGAGTTGCCTGTTCCAAACTCTTTACCGTTGTACCAACCACTTAACAATTCATTGCCTACAATTACGTGTACGTTTTCGCCTTCCTTAAATCTCATGCTTGTTCCTCCTTCATAAAAACTAACCAGTGCGTTTTAGAACGCTTATTACCGAAAAGCGGTTCAAAATCAATTATCTTTAAAATCTCGCTTAGCTTTATTTGGTCTTCGTTCCATTTGAAAATTAATATGCCATTTGGTTTCAAAACTCGCATACATTCTTCAAAACCCTTACTTATATCATCTCTCCAAGTTAGCAAATCCAACTTCCCATATTTCTTGGCCAACCATGATTTATCGCCTGCTTTGAGCAAATGCGGTGGATCAAAAACTACTAAGTGAAATGTATTAGTATCGAATGGCATACTCCTAAAATCTGCTACTACATCAGGCTTTACGACTAATTTCCTGCCATCGCACAATTCAGTTTCAAGCTCTCTATTGTCCATAAACGTAACGTTTTTATTTGTGCGGTTAAACCAGAACATTCTGCTACCGCAACAAGCATCCAATATTTTCACTTTCTAGCCTCCTTCTGTTCCTCCATAAGCCGTTCGGTAAGTGACAACACATATCTTCTTTCTAACGTCTCACATAAATTCAGACTGGCTCTATACTTTATTTCGTTAAACGTCATGTTTGTAACTGCTTTTGCGTCATCATAAATCGTTAAAGTTTTGTCTTTGAACATTGCCGGATTTCGCAAAATAAATTTATACATTTTTGTAATGTGATTATAGTGTCGAATTTTTGTCGGCTTCCCACCAAGTCTTGACACGTGCCAGTAATATTTCCCCAAGAAATTTCATCCTTTCTAAACCACTCTAATTACTCTTAACCCCTTATCAGTCGTCCTCTTTTGATACGTAGGCGTAGCATAAAACAAAATCGTCTCACGCTTCACTTTCTGAAACTCCGCTAGTTCGTCTACTGTGCCGATTATTAGTAGTTCATCCGCTTTATAAAGTGCGTATTCTGTCACGCCTGCACCTCCCTTTATCACTCATAATTCTTAATCTCTTCTAGCTTTTCAATCAGTTGTTCATTCGTTAATTCAAGCAAAATATCTTTTATAGAGTTTTTTCCGTCATGAGACTTTACAAGTACGAGAGATACAAAATTATAATCAAGGTTTTCTATCACTCTCGCTTGATAGCCATTTTCAAAACTATAAGCAGTTAGTTTTATACCGTTGTCACTTAATCTTGTTCTCTCTGTGATGTATTCTTTATACTCATTTGCGATTGTTCTCATGCCTTCGCCTCATTCCTCAGTGCCGAAATCCATCATCCCAGTAATCATCAACTACCATCGGATTTTCTACATTCATTCTCTATCACTCCTTGCAAGAAGCATTAATAGTAGTATCAAAGCAACAATCATTATTAATTCAGCCATTTAATATCAATCCGCCAATACTTACTAAAAACGCGATTAACACGGTCAAAGCTAAACAAAACAATGTGTATCTGTCTGATTTTTCAATATATTCATTTTCGTTTTCATCAATACTTACTAGTCCGAAAAATCGTAATAACTTCATTTAAAAACCTCATTTCAAGAATATTTTAATCCACTCCGCTACAATATATGTGACTGATAATAATGCTCCGACTTGGAAACAAAACAGAAATATTAGTAGCTTACTTTCATGTTCATTTAAAAATTTTTTCATTCTCTTATCTCCACATCTGTGCTATAATTAATACAAATATTATTTCGTAACTCACAGTTTTAGTAAGCTCTAACTTACTATTTATAGCTGTGGGTTTTTCTTTTACCAATGTCGCTCAATCGAATTCGCAAATCTATGCTTGTACTTTGGTCTCTTCTTGTGTTTTATTTCGTAGTCTAAATGCCGAGATTGAAGCTCTGTGAGTAAATATTTACCCGTTGATTTAGGACAAAAATTTGGGTCATATTTTCGTATTTTGGCAAGTAATAGTTCGACTTCATCAATCATTTTCAGACCTCCTTATATACAAATTTTTTAATCAGCCAATCATTCGCTTTTACTGCATCAAATGCCCACGCTTCACGTTGATTTTTCGTAGCCCAATTGCTAAATTCTGCAAGCTCTGGAAAGTCTTTTATGTTATCTAACCACCAACCGTAAGTTCTTGGACTAGCTTGTGCGAATTCTTCTAATGTCCAAACACCATACAAGAAATTTATAGCTCTATGTTTGTTCTTTACAGGACGACCCATTTCATTCGCTCCTTTCGTGAATTTCCAATTCTAAAATTTCAATGATGTTTTTTCTAACTTTCGACGCTTCGCGCTTGCCGTTTATAATATGTGACAAATACGGATTGCTAATATTCAATGTCTTCGCTAAATCAGATTGTTTCATATTAATTGCTTTTAATTTTGCGTAAACCGCAACCGCAAAACGCTGATGTTCTACTGACATGTTTTTGCTCCTTTCTATAATTTGTTTAATAATCTTATATGTTGTGATGATGCTTCTAGTCTATATTTTGGGTCAACATCTGAGAACATAATCTCCTCTAAAAAATCTAGTTGTCGATTGTATCGTTCCTTCTTGTCCAATTTGACAGTAGGTTCTTTTAGTACGGTGATTGTACGTGAGGCACCTTGTCCTGAAATTTCAATGTGTCCTCGGGATTTGAGTTTTGAGATGGTTACTTTGGCGTGATTTTCTTGTATTTCACAGAAATTAGCGATATCTGAATTGGTTGCTTTAGGATTTTCTATTAAGTAAAATATGATTTTATCGTTTAAAGTCATTATTGTTATCCTTTCTTGTTTAGTTTTTCACATGTTATAATTTATCGTGAAAGCGAGGTGATATGCGAAGTGAACTTTTTCATATACAAACGTCTTTTAACCGCAATGGTTTTTAAAAAGGTAAGAATAAAAGACACCTATAAACATCTCGATATTATTATCGAAAATGAGTGGCTAAGTAGAGTGCCAGATGGTACATATAGTGAGGTCATGGAATTCCCTATGCCAAATTACAGTGATTATTATGTGATAACAGTAGAAGGCAAATCTCAATTGTTCACCTTTGAATCTAAGGTAGTGACATGGGCTATTTCAATATCTGCTCTTATAATCAGTGTTATAGCATTGTGGCGCTCTCATTGATTAACAGTGGACTATTTTATCAGGATCTGTAAATTACAACTATCAATGAAATTATCGAAACTATAAGCGAACTACGTGTCAATACGAATGTTATGAAATCGTGCCATTCTTCAATCTCTTCATTTGAGGGATATGGTCTTTTATTAAAGTTTGGTCTTTTAGGTATTTTCATTACATCATTCTCCTTTCTACTTTATTAGCTAATTATTTAGCATAATGTTGACAAATTTTAAACTTTAGTGTAGAATCTAGACATAGCTAAATAAGCATACAATTGAGCCATAAATCGTTGGGGAACGAGTATTTTATAGGTTTATTCGTTGACTCGTTTAGCTAAATAATTAGCTTATGAACATAGTATATTAAACTTTAAGTTAGATGTCAACCATTTTCTTTATTAAAATTTAAATTGTTCATAACCAATATGAAAAGGTGTATGATATGACTACATTTGATAGGGTGAAATTTTTAGCCGAGAAACAAAAAATTAGCATTGTTGAACTAGAAGAAAAACTGGGATTTGGTAGGAATTCACTTTATTCCTGGAAGAAAAAAATCCCAAACGGAGAAAGTTTAAAAAAAGTAGCTGATTATTTCAATGTTTCTACAGATTATCTTTTAGGTAGAACTGACAACCCCTATGTCGACAACGACATCCCTCAAGAAGCGGCAACACTTGCAGCTCACATTGATCCCGCTGCCACAGAAGAAGATATGAAAAAAATTCTTGAATATATTGATTTTATTCAGCAAAAATATAAATAAGAAATGAGATGAACACATGTGGTTAGATAAATACAGAGAGCAATATCCTGAGCTGACTATCATTGAAGATAAGAACATGGAGCAGGTTCACAAAGGATTATACTATAATAGTAGAATATTCGTAAATCCTCAACAAAATGATATTGAAATGCGCTGTACATTAGCAGAGGAAGTTGGACATCATCATTTGACTGTTGGTAATATTATTAAACAAGAAACAGTTAATGATAGAAAACAGGAAAATCTTGCTAGAAATTGGGGCTATGAGTCACTAGTACCTTTGCGAAAAATAATTGATTCTTATTATGAAGGTTGCACAGAATACTATGAAGTTGCAGATTTTTTAGAAGTCACAGAAGAGTTTTTAAAACATTCTATCGAGTATTATAAAAGTAAGCATGGGAACGTTGTAGAATGCAATGGGTATATAGTTATTTTCAGGAGTAGTATTCAGATTGTAGCCTGTTAGGCACTCATGCTATAAGTTTTAGATAAAATTAAATAAAGGGAGAGAATGAAAATGTGGAGTTTTGGATTGTTATTTTTAGCCAGTTTGATAGTTAGTATAGTTTTCTTTGTATTAGCAATTAAGAAAAATGATAGATCAAAAAAATTAATGAAAGGTATAACTTTTTTAGCCATTAGTTATACTTTATGGCTTTTCGTTGCAGATATCTCTGACAGTAATTTTTTCATAATATTTTCTTTTTGGATCATCGCAATGGCATTGATTTATATATTTTTATTACTATTGTCTGGAAAAATGAATTTTAAAAAGTATCAACATATATCTAAGTTAGCTGTCATCCCCTTATCGTTTTTATTCTTTTTAGGTGGCGTTTTTATTGCTACTAATACTGATGCCCCAAAAAAAGAAACTCCTAAAAAACAAGAGGCTTCCTCAAATACAAATTATTACGGAGAAAATAAGGATACAAACTATGATGATGTAAACGACACTAGTTCTGCAAGTGATGAAGATTTCGAAAAAAGCCTTCCAACATTAAACAAAAAAAACAATATAAATGCCATAGAAGATATGCAAAATAGCATAAGAAATACTTTAATTCCATCTATCAATAATGATATTAAAAATGATGATAGCAGTAATTTAAAACAAGAGTTAACTGTAATTAGTAATTTAAGTGACGAAAGTTCTGAACATTCGAGCTCAATGCTTAGCGACGTTAAGTCTGATAAATATTCTGACGCAGCATATGATTATTGGAAAGAAGCAATAACTACTCTCGCATCAATTGAAGATTACGTAAACGAGCAACTCGATGGTGCCAAAGATATTGATTACTATTATAACCAGTTCGAGATTGCATTGGAATCCTTGGATGATAGCTATACGAATGCAATTAAAACATTAACAAACTAAAAAAACGCCCTCCCCGCAAGAGATAAGCGTTTTCAAATACACACATAGGAGTATGCAAATATATTTTAACATAGTTTGCTGTACCCTTCAAAAGAACATACGTTCTAAATTAGAAAGGTGATGGTATTAATGAAAATAAAAAAAATGAAAAATGGTAAATACACTGTTCGTTTGCGTATTAAAATTAACGGTGAATGGAAAGAAAAGCGTTTGACAGATACAAGTGAAACAAACTTAATGTATAAAGCTTCTCGCCTTTTAAAACAAGCTGAACATGATAGTAGTTCTTTAAAAGAGTGGAAATTCAAAGAGTTTTACGAATTATTTATGAAAACTTTTAAAGAAGGTAAAAGTAGTCAATCAACAATTAATTTATATGACTTAGCTTATAATCAATTTGTTGATTATTTTGGCGAAAAAAGAAAACTTAATTCCATAGATGCCGTTGAATATCAACAATTTATTAATCATTTAGCTGTAGACTATGCAATATCCACCGTAGACACCAGACATCGCAAAATTCGAGCTATTTTTAACAAGGCTGTCCATTTAGGTTACATGAAGAAAAATCCAGCTATCGGTGCTCATATAAGCGGACAGGATGTAGCGAAAACAAAAGCACAATTTATAGAAACGGACAAGGTTCATTTATTATTAGAAGAGCTTGCTAAATTTCATTCGATATCAAGAACAGTTATATTTTTAGCGGTACAAACAGGAATGCGTTTCGAAGAAATTATTGCACTAACAAAGAAAGATATTAATTTCAATAAACGTTCTATAACAGTCAATAAAGCCTGGGATTACAAGTATACTAATACATTCATTGATACTAAAACGAAAAAATCACGTGTGATTTATATTGATAACTCCACCGTTCAATATTTCCAGTCTTATCTTACATGGCATACTGATTATATGAAAGAACATGATATACAGAATCCGTTGATGTTATTATTCATCACTTACCACAATAAGCCCATTGACAACGCGTCATGTAATAAAGCTTTGAAGAAGATATGTAATACAATTAATTCTGAACCAGTGACATTACACAAGCTACGACATACGCATACCGGCTTATGTGTAGAAGCTGGTATGGATATAATATATGTCGCGGATAGGCTTGGTCATGATGATATTAATACAACATTAAAATACTATAGTCATCTAAGTTCTAATTTGCGTCAACATAATCAGTCTAAAGTAGATGCTTTTTTCACACTAAAAACAGACGAAAACACCACAAATTTTGCCACAAATGCCACAAAAACGACGGAATAA